GTTCAATAGCCACTGATGATGCAGAAATGGAAGCTTACTTAACATTTAGAGAAACATATTAATGGCAAGAAAAGCAACTAAAAGAAAAGGAAATAAAATTTGTGCTGCAGGAATATCATGGGCTAAAAGAACCTTTGATAAATATCCGTCTGCGTATGCGAATATGGCAGCTAGTAAATATTGTAAAGACCCTAATTACGCTAAGGGTGCTAAAAAGAAATAATTATGTACGGAAAAAAAACTAAAGCAAAAGCTAAGCCTAAATCAAAGACAAAGACAAGCTATAAAAAGAAAAAGAAATGAGTAAGTTAAGTAAGGGTCAAAGAAAGATAGCAAAAGCAGCTATGCCTTTTAATAAAATAACTGCTGCAGATTTTTCAGTTCTAAAAAAGAAAAAGAAAAATAAGAAGTAATGGGCGAGCTTAAAAAATGGAGAGACGAGAAATGGGTAAGGATAGGAACTGATGGTACGATAAAAGGACCATGCGGTACTTCTAAGAACAAAAAGAACCCTGACCGATGTTTACCATTGGCTAAAGCTCGTAGTTTATCAAAAAGACAATTAGCCGCAACGGCTAGAAAGAAAAAGAAAGCTGGTAAAAAAGGAAAACAATTTGTTTCCAATACTACAGCTGCTAAAGTTAGAAATGCATAGTATGAAAAATATATAGTATGGCAGACAAGAGCAAGATGAAATGTAATGTTGTTAAAAAAAGCGACAGGGCTGGTAAGAAGAAAATGGTTAAGGCTTGCTCAGGAGGCAAGGAAAAGCTTATACACTTCGGTGCTAGTGGTTATGGACACAACTATTCAGCAGCTGCTAGAAAAAGTTTTAAAGCACGTCACAAATGCGGAACAGCTAAATCAAAACTAACAGCACGTTATTGGGCATGCAAGAATTTATGGGCTGGTAAAGGTGGCTCAACAAAGTCATCTCCAAAAAATCGTAAAGGAAAATATTAGTATCTTTGTAAAAAAACTTATGTCGTGCAACTCAATTAAAAACCCAAAACAAAAAGCAAGGTGTCTCGAAGCTCAACGTCTACTAAAGAAAGAGGTAGCTAGAGAAGCTTTAGGAGGTAAAGGAAGTAATAAAATTTCTGGCACTATGCATGTCGGTCATGGAACTAGTAGAGATACTATAAACTTTAATGACGGAAGCGTTAGAAAAATTTTAAAAAATAAAAAACGATAATGGGAAAAGCTTTTGTAAAACTAGGATTGTGGATTCAATCAGTATGGTGTAAATTTCAGTGTACATGGAACTCATGGATGCAAGCAATTAGTTTTAAAAACATTGAAGAGTGTCCAAATAAATTATGTACTTGTAAAAAATGAAATCAAGAGGCTTAGGAGATACAATAGAAAAAGTAACAACAGTAACTGGAATAAAAAAAGTGGTTGATACTGTAAGCAAGGTAACAGGGAAACCTTGTGGCTGCAAAGAGCGCAGAGACAGTTTAAATAGAAAATTCCCTTATACCAAATAAAAATGGCATATACAAAATTAACAGCTAATAGGGCCGCTATAGTAGACCCCAGCGACACAGACTTGATACCAAATGTTTCAAATCCAGATGGCGTCAACAATGGTTGTGCTTTATACATAGGAATACCAGGTAATATAAAGGTTAAAACTGCAGGAGGAGATATATTAACTTTTGTTGGGGTTTATTCAGGACAGTTTTTTCCTGTTAATGTAATTCAAGTTTTTGATACAGAAACAACAGCTGGAGAAATTATTGCACTATGGTAGGATATATTCAGAACAATAGTGCACTTATAGATATAGAAGTAGAGTATATACTTATTAAAGAGTAATGAATTTGCAGGATATAAAAATATACGCTATTAACTTTCTTAGCCTTGCTATTTCAATGACTCATGTAGAGATGGTTTTAAAATTAATCTTATTAGTAGCGTCTATAGTTTATACGGCTCAAAGAATATGGATTAATTATAATGAAAAGAAAAATAAATAAGATTATAATTCACTGCTCAGCAACTCCACCTAACATGGATATTGATGCTGATAGAGTAGATGAATGGCATAAACAAAGAGGGTGGTCAGGTATTGGCTACCATTTTTTTATTAAAAGAGATGGTCAAATACAAACTGGCAGACCATTAGAAAAATCAGGCGCTCATACGAAAGGACAAAATAAAAATTCAATTGGCATTTGTTATGCTGGTGGAGTAGATAAGGATATGTGTCCAGAAGATAATAGAACAAGCGCACAGATAGCTAGCTTTCTTTTATTACTAAGGTTACTTAAGAATATGTATCCTGAAGCAATTATACACAGCCATAGGGATTTTTCACCAAAAGCTTGTCCTAGCTTTGATGCAACTAACGAATATAAAGGATTATGAAAAAAATTATACAATGGTTAACAGGAGGTGTTATAAAACAAGTTGGTGATGTTATTGATGATTTAGTTACAACAGACGAAGAAAGACTAGAAGCAAAACAAAAAATCCAAGAGATATTAGAGCAGGCCGATAAAGAGGCTCAGCAGCAGGTAACAGAACGCTGGAAGTACGACATGCAAAGCGATTCTTTCTTATCGAAAAATATTCGTCCTATGGTGCTTATATATCTTACAATCATATTTACGGCATTGTGTTTTACAGACGGAAATATTGGAGAGTTTCAAATAACTGAAGCATATATTCCAATATTCCAAACACTATTAGTTACTGTGTATGGCGCATATTTTGTAGGACGCAGCTGGGAAAAATCAAGAAAAAACAATCAAGAATAAAATTCATATCTTTGTAAAATAAATTAAATTTAAAATTATGTCAAAAAAGTTAACATCAGAAGAATTAAGTAAATTACAAGAATTAAACAATTCTTTTACGCAATCTAAAATTTCATTAGGAGACTTAGAGCTCCAGAAAGAAAACATCATCGGCAAGATAAAAGAAATTAAAAGTAAGTTTGTCGAACTAGAAAAAGAACTAATAAAAAAATATGGTGAAGAATCAGTAATTAATTTACAGACTGGACAAGTCACCGAGAAAAAAGAATAAAACATGGCAAAAATTAGCAATACTTTATCGTATCCAAATCAATCACCAATTGAGGCTGAGGATTATTTAATAGGAACTGCTGCCAATTCAACACCAATTGAAAGGCAGACAAAAACTTTTACCTTAGGAGGTATTGCTGAATTTGTTATTGACGAAGCTTTTGATGGCTGTTCTTATAGGCTTCCTATATTTACCGCTAGCTCAGCAGGACAGGAATCTTTTAAGTTAGTTAATTCCTTATTTTATCAAGACACAGCTACTATTACTTCAAAAGACCCATGTGAATCTCCAGCAGGCACAATAGTTTATTTAGATAACGGAAGTGGTGTTGGTAGTTTAAGCGTTGCTGAAAATGTAACTATTGGAAAAGAAACATTTGCAAATGGATTAGTAAATGTAAATGGAGGAATTTATTTTGCGTCTGAAGTTTACGATGCAAATAACAATATAGGTACAGGAGAACAAGTTTTAGTTTCTCAAACCGATGGTACTGTCGAATGGCAGAACTATCAAGGTTCTGGACTAGAGTTCCAGGGAGCTTGGGACGCAGACATAAATGTTCCTGATTTAACAGCAGTACCTTTAATTCCTGCTAACACAGGAAAGTATTGGATAGTTTCTGTAGCAGGAGGAACAAACTTACCAACCCAAGGAGGTGGAAGTATATTTGACTGGGAAGTTGGTGATTGGGCTATTATTTCTGAAGACTTAAACAATAACATATTTTGGGATAAGATTGACAACTCATCTGTATTAACAGGGGGTGGAACAAAAGACCGATTTGCTATATGGACTAGCCCATCTGAATTAGGAGATGGTGATATATTAAGAGGCGATGGAGATTATTCATTAGTTTTTAACGACATGTTAACTTCAGATGCTTCTGGTAATTATGCTAATGCGTTTGGGTTTACAACTCAAGCTGAGGGGGATAGCTCAGCAGCGTTTGGAAATACTACTCGTGCTGGTGGCACTAACTCTTTTGTTGGTGGTGATGGTAGTAACGCAGATGGGAATAATGCTTTTTCATTTGGAGGTCAAACTCAAGCTAGTGGAGATTTTTCTGTTGCAATGGGTGCATCTAGTAATACAACTGGAGATTTTTCTGTTGTTTTAGGACAAGGTAATAGTGTAGCCGCAAATCATGGTGTCGCTATTGGTTATGCCAATTCTGTTGCACCTACTGGATTATTTAGTTTTGCTATGGGCTTTGAATCAACAGCAACTGGAAATACTTCTATTGCAATAGGAAACAATGCAGTAGCTAGTGGAGAATCATCTTTAGCTATTGGAGGAGAGAATATAGTAGCAAGCGGAAACCATAGTTTTGCAAGTGGAGAAAACACAACAGCAAGTGGTAATAATTCATTAGCTATTGGAGTTTCAGCACAATCAACTGGAAATACTTCTATAGCAATGGGTAATGGCTCAGAAGCAAGTGGTAATTATTCAGTTTCTATAGGCCAAAACACCGAAGCAAGCGGTACTATTTCATTAGCAATGGGTAATGGCTCAGAAGCATCTAATACAGTTTCTGTAGCAATAGGAAACAGAGTAGAAGCAAGCGGAGCAGGAGCAGTTGCTTTAGGGCAAGACACAGAAGCAAGTGGAGATACTTCTACAGCAATGGGAAGTGCTACACAAGCAAGTGGTATTGCATCTACAGCAATGGGACTTAACACAACAGCAAGTGGTGATTACTCTACAGCAATGGGAGATGGCACAACAGCAAGTGGCATTACTTCTACAGCAATGGGACTTAACACAACAGCAAGTGGAGAGAGGTCTGTAGCCATGGGAGCAAACACAACAGCAAGTGGTGATTACTCTACAGCATTAAATAATACAACAATAGCAAGTGGTTCTGCATCTTTTGCATCAGGACTTATAACAGAAGCAAGTGGGCCATCTTCTACAGCAATGGGTTCTAACGCAACAGCAAGTGGAGATAAATCTACAGCAATGGGTTCTAACACAACAGCAAGTGGAGATACTTCTACAGCAATGGGTAAACTTTCTACAGCAAGTGGAGATGGTTCTGTAGCTATAGGTTTTGCAAACATAGCTTCAGGTAATCAGGCACAAGCTTATGGTTCAGATGCAGAAGCAAGTGGAGATAAATCTTTTGCTTTCGGAACATTAAGTACAACCACAGCATCTGGAGATGGTTCTTTTTCCTTTGGTGAAGACAATGAATCTAAAGAAGTCGGTTCATTTACAATGGGCGCACTTAATATTGTAGATGGTTCTGGTTCTTTTGCAATTGGTAAAGGTAATCAAATAAATGGAACAGCAGCACAGTCTTTTTCTATTGGTAAAGGTAACCAAAACGCAGGAGCGGAGTCTTATGCAATCGGTTCACATTTAAACGCTACTGATTTTAGACAAATAGTAATAGGCTCATATAATGTTCCACTACCTGGTAGTGTTAATACATGGAGCGATGCTGACAACTTAGTGACGATTGGTAATGGTGAAGACTCAACTAGTCAATCAAACGCTTTAGAAATAAAAAAAGGAGGTCAATACAAACTACCAACTTATGGAAGTGGAAATGTAGTTGGTAATGATGTTTACAATTTATCGGTAGATTCTGCAGGTAATGTTATTGAAACTCAAAGAGTAGAAAACAAGTATATCATAAATGGTATGGTAAACAACTTGGGTAGTCAAATTAATGGCCATGATTTTATGGAGTGGACGTCAAACGTAACAGGGCCTACTCAGATACCTTTATGGAGAGTTCCTTTAAATCTTAAACTAGAAGCCGTAACGTGGGTTTGGATGGGAGAGACTACAGTATCTGTTCCTGTAGGAACTGACATTAAATTTTCTATAGGAAAAATAACAAACAATACTAGTGCTGATTTTTCAAACTATACACCAATATCTGATATATTTGCAATAGACAATAGTGACGATGGAACTTATGTTTCAGGACAAGTTGACCTTTCATCTAGTTCTATAACTGTTGGACAGTTTGAAAATATAGCTGTTGTTGGAGAAGAAACAGGAGCTTTGACTCCAAATAGTGGAGAGCTAGCAATATCTTTTGTATTTAAAGAAATACAATCAACTCCACCACCACCTCCTAGCCCAGGTGAAACTACAGTTTGTGATTTTATATTTACTAATGAAAATTCAACTATAACAGATACAACATCAGGTGGGACTATTCCTATCGCTGCAAATGCTACTGAATTCTATGCTCAGCATAACGCTGGACTTCCAGTAGCTGCATACTGGGACTTTGATTCTAATAACAGCGAAAGAGGTCTTTTATATAATCAATTTGCAGCAAGAGAAATACAGCCACCAACAGGATTTAGACTTCCGACTTCGACAGAGTGGAATGAGATAGCAAATGACCCATGTAATCCTAGTTCTCCTAATCAAAATAGATATGGTGCTAACCCAGGAATTTGGGCTGGATTAACCGATACAACCGAATTAGGAGATGCTGACTTTAACCTTAATGGATATGGTCAGGGCACGTTAGCAAGTAACCTAGTTTTCTTCACTGAAGATACAACTAGGGAATACATCTGGACAAGCACTATAGCACAATCAGGAAACTGGAATATTCTAAGATATTGGTCTGTTGGTTCAGTTGAAAATTTCCTAATTACAGGTTTTGACGGTTCTAATGGTGCGACACGTGCTGGGTACATTAGATTTCTTAAAGACGTATAAAAATATAAATAAAATTAAATATAATGGATATAAGAAAAATATCAGTCGGCCCAGATTATAAATCTGGAGCTATGCATTATTTAGTAGGCCAAGAAGTTCTAAACGGAACGCATAGAATTCATTTAATTAAATATGATTCTCAATTGCAATCCTACAAAATATACATAGATGATAATGATGTTGTTATTCTTTGGAAAGAGTTTAGTTCGACTATGCCTGTATCCATTGAATACAATATAAACTTTTGAAATCACCAACAGACTTTATAGTTACACCAAAAGAAAATAAGCGATACTCCAATACTAAAAATATTGGAGGTATTGATTTTTTAGTAAGCTCATCAGAAGAAGATGTCAGGTACTCCAATAGGTATGCTGAAGTAAAAGCATTACCTATAAACTATTGTGGCCCTATAAAGGTAGGAGATACTCTTCTTGTTCATCACAATGTTTTTAAATTCTACAACGATATTAAGGGAAGAAGAAAAAGTGGTAAGAGTTTTTTAAAAGATAATTTATTTCTAGTTGATAACGACCAGTTTTTTATGTACCAGAATGGAACACAATGGTTTTGTCATGACAGATATTGTTATGTTAAACCAATAAAAACAAAAGAATCTATTATATTTAAAAACACTAAAGAAGAACCTTTAGTCGCAGAGATGATTTACCCCAATACTACATTGATAAATCAAGGCGTAAAAAAAGGAGATTTAATTTCATTTAAACCTGAAAGTGAATATGAGTTTGAGGTTGATGGAGAGAAGCTATATAGAATGTTTGACCATCAAATAACAATGATATTATGAAATCAAACAGAGAAATTAAATTAGAAATTATTGATGCAGCCAGAAGGGCTGTACACCAGTTAATTAAAGTTGCCAAAGAAGATATTATTAAGCCAGACCCTGAAGATGATTTGGCTGCAGATAGACTTAAGAATGCAGCAGCCACTAAGAAGCTTGCAATATTTGATGCGTTTGAAATACTAAGTAGAATAGAGTCGGAAAAAGAAGCTTTATCTTTAGCGGAAAGTAATAACAAAGTAGATACAAAACAAGGGTTTGCAGAACGTAGGTCAAAATAACGAAATGTATAAAGTGGTACAAGATTACGTACCTAAAGCCGTACTCACCAATAAGAACAAAAATAAAAGTTGGAAGTATGGATATGACGAGAAATATGATTTGGTTATAATTTCAAAAACAGGAGAAATTGAAAATATAATTAATATACAGGGTCTTATTATTGGTTTACCTAAACAACCAAAAAAAATACATTCACGTTCAAAGAAAAAATCTGAGCAATACTGGGAAAGAATAGATATTCCAAAACCTCTTAGTAAAATTAAATCAATATTTCAGTGGAATGAAATGCCTAGTGAATTTAAAAACAACTGGGTTGATTACATTGAGAATGAGTTTGACAGTAGAGAGTTAGGCCATTGGTTTATGAATAACGGAGTACCTACTTATATAAGTGGAGCTCACTACATGTATCTGCAATGGACTTCTATTGATGTGGGTTACCCAGATTATAGAGAAGCTAATAGAATATTTTATTTATTTTGGGAAGCGTGTAAAGCTGACAACAGAAGTTTTGGGATGACTTATTTAAAGATAAGACGTTCAGGGTTTTCATACATGGGTTCTTCAGAGAGCGTAAACACAGGAACACTAGCAAAAGATTCAAGGGTTGGAATACTATCAAAGACAGGTTCTGATGCAAAGAAAATGTTCACCGACAAGGTTGTGCCTATAGCTAATAGACTACCATTCTTTTTTAAACCTATTCAAGACGGTATGGATAAGCCTAAAACAGAATTAGCGTTTAGAATACCAGCGTCTAAAATTACAAAGAAAAACATGTATGATGACGATAAGGAAGAGCTGTTAGGATTAGATACTACTATAGATTGGAAGAACACAGATGACAACTCCTATGATGGTGAAAAGTTATTATTGTTGGTACATGATGAAAGTGGTAAATGGATAAAACCAAATAATATCTTAAACAACTGGCGTGTTACAAAAACTTGTTTACGTTTAGGTAGTAAGATTATAGGTAAATGTATGATGGGTTCTACTTCTAATGCATTGAGCAAAGGTGGGGATAATTTTAAAAAATTATATGAAGATTCTTTATTGAGTAAGCGTAATTCAAATGGTCAAACCAAAAGCGGACTATATTCACTTTTCATCCCTATGGAATGGAATATGGAAGGATTTATAGATAGATATGGCTTGCCTGTTATGCATATAAACACCAACAGTAAGCCTGTTATAGGGATTGATAATAGTATAATCCAACAAGGCGCAATAGATTATTGGCAAAACGAAGTGGATAGTCTTAAGAACGACCCAGATGCTTTAAATGAATTTTATAGACAATTCCCAAGGACAGAGTCACATGCGTTTAGGGATGAAAGTAAACAATCCTTATTTAATTTAACTAAGATATATCAGCAAATTGATTACAATGATTCTACAATTAAAGAGCATCATTTAACAAGAGGCTCTTTCTCATGGAAAGATGGGATAAAAGATTCTAAAGTTATATGGACTCCTAACAATAGAGGAAGATTCCTTGTTTCTTGGACTCCTAATAAAAACCTACAGAATAGAGTTATAAATAGGAATGGTAAAAAAATGCCAGGGAATGAACACCTAGGAGCATTTGGTTGTGATAGCTATGATATATCTGGAACTGTAGGCGGAAGAGGTTCAAACGGAGCACTTCATGGTTTAACTAAATTTAACATGGACGAAGCTCCAAGTAATGAGTTCTTTTTAGAATACGTAGCAAGACCTCAAACAGCTGAAATATTTTTTGAAGAAGTATTAATGGCTTGTGTTTTTTATGGAATGCCAATACTTGTAGAGAATAATAAACCTAGACTTTTATATCATTTTAAAAATAGAGGGTATAGGGCTTTTAGCATGAACAGACCTGATAAGATTTTTAACAAACTATCAAGAACAGAAAAGGAATTAGGAGGTATACCAAACTCCAGTGAGGATATTAAACAAGCACACGCCTCTGCAATAGAATCATATATAGAAAAGTATATTGGTCTAGATATTGAAGGAACTTTTAGAGACTCTGATTTAATGGGGTTTATGCCGTTTGCTAGAACATTAGAAGATTGGGCTAAGTTCGATATAGGTAACAGAACTAAGTTTGATGCTTCTATTAGTAGTGGATTAGCTATAATGGCTTGCCAAAAACATTTGTATACACCTGAAAAGAAAAGCTCAAAAATTTCCATTAACTTTGCAAGGTATACCAATAAGGGATTAACGAGCGATTTAATTAGATAGATGAAAGAAGTTAAAGTAAATATTTCATCTGTAGGCTTCCCTAGTCAATTTGTATCAGATGCCGAAAAAGCCACTGATGAGTTTGGCTTACAGATAGGGCAGGCAATACAGTATGAGTGGTTTAGAAAAGATGGCAATGGCTGTCGTTATTATAACCAATGGCGAGATTTTCACAGATTACGTTTATATGCGAGAGGAGAACAATCAGTAGGTAAATATAAAAACGAATTAGCTGTAGACGGAGACTTATCTTATCTTAATTTAGATTGGACTCCTGTCCCTATACTCCCTAAGTTTGTAGATATTGTAGTTAATGGAATGTCTGACAGACTTTTTAAGGTAAAGGCTTATGCTCAAGACGCATTATCCCAAGGTAAAAGAAGTAAATATCAAGATATGATTGAAGGCCAGATGGCGGCTAAAGACATACTCTTAGATATTAAAGACATGACAGGAGCAGACCCATTTACAATGGACCCTGATTCTCTTCCTGAAAACGATGAAGAACTAACATTATATATGCAGCTTAATTACAAGCCTGCAATTGAGATAGCCGAGGAAGAAGCTATCGACACTATGTTTCAAGAAAATCACTATTCGGATGCTCGTAAAAGAATTGACTATGACTTGACTGTACTAGGAATAGGATGTGCAAAGCACGAATTCTTACCAGGTTCTGGAGTAGAAGTTAAGTATGTTGACCCTGCAAATATAGTATATAGTTACACAGAAGACCCACACTTTAAAGATTGTTTTTATTGGGGTGAAATAAAAGTAGTTCCAATTACGGAGCTACTTAAAATAGACCAGAGTTTGACTAATGATGATTTAGATAAAATATCTAAATACAGTCAGAGCTGGTATGATTATTACAACACAGCACAGTATCAACAAAACGATATTTTTTATAGAGACACAGTAACCTTAATGTATTTTAATTATAAAACCACAAAGAAAATGGTTTATAAGAAAAAGGTTACAGATAGTGGAGCTAAAAAAATGATAGAGAAAGATGACCAATTTAATCCACCACCAGAAATGATGGAAGATGGAAGATTTGAAAAGGTCTCAAAAACTATTGACGTTTGGTATGATGGTATAATGGTTATGGGTACTGATATTCTTTTGAAGTGGGAGCTTGCAAGTAACATGGTTCGTCCTCAGTCTTCTTCACAACATGCTTTACCAAATTATGTTGCTGTTGCACCAAGAATGTACAAAGGTGTTATAGAATCATTAGTAAGAAGAATGATTCCATTTGCTGATTTAATTCAGATTACACATTTAAAATTACAACAAGTTATAGCTAGGACTGTCCCTGATGGGGTATTTATAGATGCAGACGGATTAAATGAAGTTGACCTAGGTACAGGTGCTGCATATAATCCAGAGGATGCATTAAGATTGTACTTTCAGACAGGTTCTGTAATAGGTAGAAGCTACACTCAGGATGGTGACTTTAATCAAGCAAGAGTTCCAATACAACAGCTAACCTCAAACAGCGGAGCTAGTAAAACTCAGATGCTTATTACAAACTATAATCATTATTTAAACATGATTAGAACTGTAACAGGATTAAATGAAGCTAGAGATGGCTCAACGCCTGACCCTAATTCCTTAGTTGGATTACAGAAACTTGCCGCATTAAATTCTAACACAGCCACCAGGCACATACTTCAAGGAAGTCTATATGTTTATAGAACTCTTGCTGAAGCACTAACGTACAGGGTTGCAGACATTTTAGAGTATTCGGATTTCAAAGAGGACTTCATCAATAAGATAGGTAAGTATAACGTAAGTATACTTAACGATATATCAGATTTATATATTTATGACTTTGGTATTTTTATTGAAGTTTCTCCTGACGAAGAAGAGAAAGCAGTTCTTGAGCAAAATATACAAACGGCATTAACTAAAAGTGATATAAACTTAGAGGATGCTATTGATATCCGAGAAATAAAAAACATCAAACTAGCTAATCAATTACTTAAGGTTAAGCGTAAACAGAAGCAAGAGCGAGATGAAAAGAATGCTATGCTTCAGCAACAAATGCAGGCGGCTACACAACTGAAGTCTCAGCAAATGGCAGCTCAAACAGCAATGCAGAAGTCTCAAGCAGAGATGAATGCTAAGATGCAGATTAAACAAGCGGAGATAGCTTTTGAAATTGAGAAGATGAAAAATGAGGCTCAGCTTAAAAGTCAACTAATGGCTGAAGAGTTTAATTATAATCAGCAGTTAAGAGGCATGACAGAGCAAGCTTTATCTCAAAGAGAATCTCAAAGAGAAACAGCTAAGGCAGGACGTATTAGTCAGCAGAACACAGAACAATCAAAGCTGATTAATCAAAGAAAAAATAACTTACCTCCTCAAAACTTTGAGTCTAATGAAGATAGCTTAGATGGGTTTGATTTAGCAGAGTTTGACCCTAGGTAAAGTAAATAATTTATAATTGTTTAATGTACTATATTTGTACTAAAATTTAATCTAATGGAAATAAAAGTAAAAGAAGTAGGTGTTGTTGAAGAAAAATCAGTGGCAGAAGTAGAGGAAACTCTAATTGAAAAAGTCGAACAGCAACACGAAGAGCAGACACAGCCAGAAGCTGTAGAGCAAACCGCAGCTCCTGAGGAAACGCAAGGTGCTGAACTAAAAGAAGAAGACGTTCTTAGTTTTATTAAGAACAGATATGATAAGGACATATTATCGGTAGACCAATTGTTTTTAGAAAAAGAAAGCAACAATGAACTTCCAGAAGATGTGTCAGCTTATTTTGAATATAAAAAGAAAACTGGTCGTGGTATTGAAGATTATGTTAAATTAAACAGAGACTTTGATTCCTTAGATGAAGACCAAATTTTAACTGAGTATCTTTTAGCTACCGAAGAAGGTATTGATAAAGAAGATGTTGAGCTGTTAATGGAAGATTATTCCTATGATGAGGAACTTGATGATGAATCTGATGTTAAGAGAGCTAAGTTAAAAAAGAAAAAGGCAATTGTAAGAGCTAAGAAGTTTTTCAATGAACAAAAAGAAATGTATCACCAGCCGCTTGAGTCAAGCGCAACTGGTATTTCTGAGGACAATGAAGACTACAAAGCGTACAAGCAATATGTTGAGAATGCAAAGACTCAGTCAGAAGAGCAGTCTAGGAAAGTAGATTTCTTTGAAAAAGAAACTGACAAGGTGCTAAATCAAGACTTTAAAGGTTTTAAGGTTAGTATTGATGAAGCTAATTTGTTATACAACCCAGGAGGTTCTGTGGAGGAAATTAAAAAGTCTCAATCAAGCGTTATTAATTTTATTAATAATCATTTGAATGAAGACGGATTAGTTAAAAACGCAGCTGAATATCATAAAGCATTATCAGCAGCAATGAACCCTGATAAGTTCGCAAGGTTTTTTTACGAGCAAGGAAAGGCTGCAGCAACGGACGATGTAACTAGAAAGATGAAAAACATCAATATGTCTACACGTTCTGCTCCTGAAGTTACTTCTAAAGGAGGAACTCAGTTTCGTGCAATCAATCCAAGCGAAGGGAAGGGTTTAAAAATTAAGAGTATTAAAAGAAAAAATTAACAACATTTTAAAAATTTAAAAAATGGCAGGACAATTATTAGGGCCAAACACTACTCCAGTAGGACCAGGGTTTGCGCTACAGCCAGCACCGCAACAAGTGCCGTTGGCTACAAATTACATTACTGATTTCAACTTTTTGAATCAGTACTTACCAGACACTTATGAAAAAGAATTTGAGCGTTATGGTAATAGAACTATTTCTTCTTTCTTACGTTTAGTAGGAGCTGAGCTACCAAGTAACTCAGACCTAGTGAAGTGGGCAGAGCAAGGAAGACTACACACTAAATATGTACAGTGTGGAACAGGAGCAGTAGTTGCTGGAGGAAATGTAACTTTCCAAATTAACGATGCATTAGTACCAGACCGAGCTGCAACAGGCTTAACTGCTGGGACTATCGCTATTCGTGTAGGACAGACAGTTGTTGTTTCTAACAATGATGATTCAGGAGAATTTAAAGGAATCGTAACTGCAGTAGGTGTTGCAGGTGGATTAAATGCTGATGAGGTTTCTGTAGCTTTCTACAGTGCTCAAGGTTATACAGGTGGTACAGGAGCAGGTAATGCTGATGCAACTATCTTTATCTATGGTTCTGAATTCAAAAAAGGAAGCAATGGGATGCAAGGTTCTCTAGAGGCTGAAGATGAAATCTTCGACAACTCTCCAATCATCATCAAAGATAAGTATGCAGTATCAGGTTCTGATATGGCACAAATCGGATGGATTGAAGTGACTACTGAGAACGGAGCTTCAGGATACTTATGGTACTTGAAGTCTGAGCACGAAACTCGTTTACGTTTTGATGACTACCTAGAAACAGCTATGATTGAAGCAGTACCAGCAGAAGCAGGTTCTGGAGCAATTGCAGCAGGTGGAGATGTAGGAAACAAAGGCTCTGAAGGTGTATTCCATGCAGTAGAAAATAGAGGAAATGTA